ACGGATACACAAACAGTCTAAACGAGCGCTCGAACCTGCGCCGTGATCTGCAAGCGTGGCGAAACAAGCCCTTCTCTGATGAAGAGCTTGAAGAGTTTGATCTAACCAAGCTGTTGGGCGTAACGTGCAAGATCAACGTGGTGATGAATGCCAACGGTAACCCAAAGATCTCTGGCGTATTCTCCAGTGACAATGGCGTCAAGCGTGTCAAGACGATTAACGAAAGTCAGATCTTTGACCTCGAAGACTACTGTAAAGAGTTCAGTGGCGACGCATGTGCAGAATCCAAAGTGGCGTGCGATAACTTTGAGACGCTGCCTAGATTCGTCCAGTGGCGCATAGCGGGCTGCGACGAGAACGGAAAAGACCCAGTAGAACCGTGCTTCGAAGTTAAGGCAGCATACAAAAAAGGTCTGGCGGCTTTGGCACCGCTCCCAGAGAAGACGGGCCTTGGTGGCATCGCATCAAGTCAGGCTAAGAAGCCCAACAATTCAGTAGCCGAGCCACTCATTGACGACGACGACATACCATTTTAATGGATACAAAAATCTCTCATTTGGAGGGCACCATGCCTATTTCAAAGAAGGAAATTGATAAGCAGGTCAACTCGCCAGAGCACTACATCTCTGGCGATCTTGAGTGCATTGATGCCATGGTAAGTATTTTTGGCCTAAAGCGCACTCAAGATTATGCGGAGATTGCCGCCTTTAAATATGTGTACCGCGCTGGAAAGAAGGCAGGCAACCCTGCTGCCCAAGACAAGGCGAAAAACATTTGGTACACACGTTTTTCTATGGGCGATGATCCTAGGAAATAATATGAACAACGAATTACCACCCTTCCCGATACATAGGTGCTCACAGTTAGATGCTGAGCACGACTTTCTTCAACTTAAGAGGGAGAGCTTCACTAATCTCATTGCTCCTAAACAATGGAAAAGCCGAAGCCAGCTACCTCAAGAGTTTGTGAAAGACTATGTTGTCGGGCGTTCAGTTGTCGGGAATAAGAGCTCCAACTTTTATCACTGGCAATCAAGAATGGCCTGCGACTCTAATAATTGTCCGGCCCCAATTCGCGCTTGGTATGACCGCAAACTTCACAAGAATATCGCGTCATCCAAGTATTATGAAGAGAGCCATAAGTCTGCGCTTACGATGCGTGGATATGTAGCCTCTCAGTTTAGGCCGAGTGCTGCCAAATGTTTGTACGAGATTTTTGGGGCGACCTCTATTTATGATCCGTGCGGCGGCTGGGGAGATAGGCTCTCTGCTGCGCTCGCTCACTCTTGCCACACCTATCATTGCCGAGATGTAAATCCACTCGTATTTACTGGTTACGCGCTTCAGCAACACGCTTTTGATATAGACCGCAAAGCAAGTTTCGAGTATCAAGGTAGCGAGATAAGCTGCCCAGCAGAGGGCGCCTTTGATTTTGTCTTCACCAGCCCTCCTTATTGGAAAGTAGAAAAGTATGCTGGCGACAAGCAAAGCTTCCGCGTGCATAAAAAGTTTGATGCATGGATGTCTGGGTTTCTGTTTCCAATGCTCAAGAACGCTTGGGCCGCTCTGGAAGATGGTGGAGTTATGGCTATTAATGTATCTGACTGTTATGCAAACCACACCCAAAATATCATATGCGAGCCAGCAATAGAGTACGCACTTGAGAACCTGAGCGGTTGCCACATGGCTGGCATCATCGGCTATGAGATATCGACCCGCAAGAAAAACGGTTGCAACTCAGAACCCATACTTATTTTTAGTAAGAACGCGCCGCTGTGTTTAGACACACTGCTGGCCAAGCAACTTAAACAACAATCACTGGAGTTATAATGGATTTTAAAGTAGGAATTTACGAAGACCTAGATTACCCAACATATGATTCTATTCCAGCGTGGCGAAGTCACGATCTGACATCAATTGCCAAGTGCCCCTTCACTTGGAAGCACAGGGTGTTTAATAACAGTCCCGCGCTTCTTGAGGGAAGGGTTCAGCACACCGTATTTTTGGAGCACCACAAGTTTCACGAAGAGTTCGCCATTGAGCCTATCGTTGATCGCAGAACTAAGGCGGGAAAAGAAGAGTATGCCGACTGGCTAACAACCGTGGGAGATAGAGCACCAATTAAGCAGGACATGTATGACGTTTGCATGGAGCGCCGAGAGATTGTAGCTGAGCACATCCCTAAACCAGAGCACTCTGTTGAGCTTACCCTATGCTGGATATGGAACGGCCAGCCATGCAAAGGAAAGCTTGATTGGCACACCGGAACAGATATCTGGGACCTAAAAACATGCAGGGACGCATCCCCTAGGGGCTTTAAGAGCGCTATCAACACGTTCAAATACTATCAGCAGGCCGCTTATTACGTTGCGGGGTGCCGCGCTGTTGGGCTGCGCACAGATAAATTTTACTTCCTAGCCCAAGAGAAAATGCATCCCTACCCCTATGCAATCTACACTTTGACTGACGAGGCCATTGCTTACGGCGACGCAAAGAACGAGCAGGCCATGGCTGTTGGAATGGCGTGCAGAGAGCGCGACGAGTACCCACCTTACAACCAGAGCGGGATTCGGGAGTTCGACATTGCTGATCTTTACTAAGGAAGAGCAAAAGAAAGAAGACCAGTGGTCGGCTGATAAGATGTATCACGCCGCTCGCTGGGTATGGAAAAAAAGGTTTGAGACGATGCCGTCGAATAGGGTGGTGAAAATTACTTGGGCTGATTGGTTCAAGAAAATGTTCAAACGCGATCTTTTCGATTATGCTAACGAAATGGCAAAAAGAAAAAAGGGTCAAGGCAATGGCAAAATCTAAAGTAAACGAGGCCGGTAATTATACCAAACCAACCATGCGTAAAAGGCTTTTCTCAAAGATAAAGGCAAGCAGCAAGGGCGGTTCCGCTGGACAGTGGTCGGCTAGAAAAGCTCAAATGCTTGCCAAGGAATACAAAGCGAACGGTGGAGGATACAAAACATGAAGGGAGTTAATCACTACAAAAGAAACGGCACGTTGTTCTCTGGCGCCACACATAAAATGCCAGACGGGTCTCTGCATACCAACAAGTCCCACACAAAGACCAGCGTAAAGTTATTTCACTACAAAGATTTGTCTGCCACAGCGAAAAAGAGAGCCAAGTAATGGCGCTTAAAAAGACTCAGAAGTCCCTCAAGAATTGGACAAAGCAAGATTGGACCACTAAGTCCGGCAAGCCGTCAACTCAAGGTCCTAAAGCTACCGGTGAGCGTTACCTTCCCAAAAAGAAGATTGCCGCTATGTCTGACGCCGAGTATGCCAAGACCACGGCTAAGAAAAGAAAGGATACCAAGGCAGGAAAGCAGTTTTCATCGCAACCCAAGAAGGTTGCGAGTGGCGGGGCCATGAAGAAAACCAAAAAGAAAAAAAGCTAGAACTAGCCACCCAACACGGCGATGGCGTTCCTGTACTTTATAGGCTCCTTGATTGGTCCCGTGATCTGCTCAATGTCGTCTAGCACATCGCTATTGAGGTGATCGCACAGGGCGCTCCAACCCCCAAACTTCCGACCCAGCTTTGGAATGTACATCGTGCAATCATTCTCTGGGTCCTCACAAACAACCTGACATAACATCGAATCGGAGTAGTACCCGAAGCAATGTATCTGCCTGCCGCCCTCAAGGTTATGAACATAATTAGCCATGGGCCCACACCTCTTTGATCTTCCACTTCTCAACAACAGGGTTGCCCTCATCGTCGATGTCGATAACAACATGGGCGACGGTCTTCATAACCTTGCCGATCCTGTATCCACAGTCGCCGCCTGCGGTCCCGTTATATACCCAGATCTTGTCTGGATACTCTGGATTCCAGTCCCAATTGAAATCTTCCTCGGTCCTCTTTTCCCACTCAAAGTCGTTCTTGAACTCGGCCTCAACAAACCTGCCCATCACGGTCTCACTTTCAAACGGTGCCCAACCCATAACTATCTCCTCTCAATTCCTCAGTACATGTACATTATAAGCTATATCGTGTCGATGTGCAATTTTTGGCACCCCCATGTTTAGTACAGATATGCATAAAAAAGTACATGAGTATAACTATTCATTCTAAGTGTTGTGTGTAATTATGTGTACAACGACACGATATGTGCTATTATATACATGTGGTGAGGGAAAATTGATAGGAGAGTTGAGATGGTTGTTAGTGTTCAGAGCGTGGTCGGTAGGAGGGGCGAGATGCCAGTGGGCGTTGAGAACAAGATGATCATGGCGATACTTGCAATTGGCCTGATAACTTCTGTTTTGGTTTTGGTTTAAGGAGATGATGATGGATTTACCTATGACTGTTTATAAGAATAAGACTGAAAATACTTTCGTCTACTACTACAACCGAACCAAGGATGTGTTCGTTGACAAGATGGAGTTCTTGGAGCTCAACGGTGATGTGGACTGCGTTGTTGTCGATGACACCCTGACCGCACAAGAAGTTGATGAAGTGTTCGGCGATATCTACGGTCGAGAAAAATATGTTTACTACAAAGAGGGAGATAAGAGATGAAAGTACCAAGAGAATATTGGATACCCAAGGGCGCTGTCGAGGTTAATTTAGAAGGCGCAAACTGTGTTGTTTATACATACTTTAACAATGGCCACTGCGCCATGAGCTTCCACGGCAAAAAATCAGCAGCAACCGACAGGTATAAGTTTGCCACTGTCGAGAAGCGTGATGCTTGGGCGGCAGATACTTTGGCCAATGCCAAGGCTTGGGAAGTTAGAAAGGCCGAGGACAAAGCCAAGAGGGCGGCTGACAAGAAAGAGGCTATGGCCAAAGCAGTTGTTGGTGACATTTATTACTGCTCTTGGGGTTACGATCAGACCAACATTGATTTTTACGAGATAGTTGCTAAGAAGGGCGTCAACATTGAGATCCGTAAAGTATCCAAGATATTGGACCGATCAGAGCGTGGCGCCGATTATGTGTGTGCCAAGAGGGGTTCATACATCGGTGAGAAAGTTATCAAGAAAAGATTCAATGGTAGCGGCAACATCACTATGAATTCATACAGTAGCGCTTACCCTTGGACTGGAACACCAAAATATGAGACCGCTTCGGGGTACGGTCACTAGAGGTCCTCAAACATGTGGATTGCACGCTTTTTATCGTGCAGCCACAACACCAGCAAATATCTGTCACCAGACTCCACAGGAAGCCCCCTGTGGAGATTTGTAAATGAAGGGAATATCAGTGCATGTCCAGACGGCAATGGCTTTAAAACGCCATGGTTGTGGAATTCTGTGCCACCACCAATGTAGTCGCCGGTGTTCAGTGGAATAACCACAGAGATATCGGATGACTCGTCGTGATGCCAAGCTCCCGCTTTCTTGTCTTTTGGGTTGTAGTTGGCGATTTGTATAGTCGAAATGTCAAAGCAATCGCGCTGATAGAGGCTTAAAAACAAGGGATTTAGGATCGTCTGAACAACAAACCACATTCTTTCGTATAGCTGCGGAACGTGGTCCCTTAGAATAATTTCGGGTATCTGACGGAGTTGGTCCTCCCCATCGTTCACCTTAAAGCCTACGTGCTTCTCCATTTCTTTTATCTCTTCTACCAGCATCTTGCACCAAGCACGCCTAAAGAGGGGAACAGTGTAAATGTCTGGAAATGGATTTTTGCACATTCTGGATGCGGGGGTTTTCCCAAGGCTCTCCGTACCTTCGCTGACTCGATATTTTGCGATATCTGGAATGGATTCCTCAACCGCTTTATACAAAGGTTGATTAATAAACCAGTTCGATTTGATGCTGAGCATGTAGTTTTTTAGGTTATATTTCATAGTTGTAAATTGTTGCACAAATCTATACCATGTACAAACTTATATGAGATAAAGAGCACATAAAAATGATTGATATTGAGTTAGGCGCAACAGAAAAAAGCCACCCCGACCGTCAGCGGAAAAGCTTGGCGGTGGATCAGCACACATATGACCTTCTGGCCGAGATATGTTTTGACCAACGGCGGTCAAAAATTGATCAGTTAAAGATGTTAATCGAGCATGAGCACGATAAATTGTTTCTGCCTCGGAACGTCTCTCGATGATTGGCTTTGCGAAGAAAAAAACTTTACCACAATCCTACAAGCCTGTGCTTGAGGGTGGCGAGGTTATTGATCTTTTTGCTCGGCTTACACTGTATCAGCAAGCGGCATTAATGCGACTACTAAGCAGAAACACCGTGCTGAACGTCAATGGCGAGCAATATATGGGTTATGAGTTTGATTACGAGGTAGAGGGCGCTGTTATATCCGTCTCTCAGTCCGTAGAAGAATCAGATTAACCCAGCAATACCCCCGCCTGTTTGGAGCCTAGAAGCCAACTCCCTATCTGCGTCATTAGGCAGGATAGTTGGGGAAATACCCGACTGCCCAGAAAAAGATCCAGACCCCATAGATGGCAACGGCTCAAACATTGGAGCCCCAACGTCAGGCATATCGATAGATTGCATCTGCGCCATCAAGTCTTCCTTGCTAGGCAAAACCTTGTCCGCCGTAGACTTTGGGACCGACTGCCGAAATGCAGCTTCATTGTTAACTGGTATTCCTTCGGTTGGCGATTTTTTTAGCGTCTCTGTGTCCTGCCACTCGATTGGCTCAATGGCGTCTTGGCTTAACCCCTGAATAACGGCGCGAACCTCATCTCGAATGTCTGGATTGACCGCATATATTTGCCCCAACCGCCTAATGTGCTGGCCAAAAGATTGTGGATTGTATGCCGCCTTCTCCACGCCTTCTGCAAGCCAGTTAACAAACGCCTTGTTTGTCATTAGTTTTGCGGATGCATATGGTGCAATCAAACCTGCAAATCCGAACTCGAATCCTTCTCCGGCCAAGCCAGCGCCGGTGGCGGCAGCGAGGGGCCCAAATGTCCCCATTGCAGTCAACAACCTTGCTGTGCCGGAAGGGTTTGACATTTCACTGGCTGACTTTCCAACCCTCTCTATGATTTTGGCTAGGTTGTCTAGCGCGGGGGCTAATTTCTCATATTCTGTGCCGCCAAAAAGAGCCTCTCTGGATTCTTTTGAAAGGGTGTTCCACCTATTAGTAAAGGTGCTCGGAGAAAACCCAGCATCGGATATAGTTTCGACGCCTTCCTTGAGGGCTTGCTCACCCATCTCGGAAACCCCAGCAGATCCGGCGTTGGGCATACCCATCTTTCCAAGCATGTACCCAGACAGGACATTAAATTCTTCGGGGGTAAACTGCCTGCGCATCTTCTCTATGCGCTCTGCCCCTTCTTTGGTACCGCCCAGAACCAGACGCAGGGCTCCAGTCGCCTCTTCCTCCCCAGACTTAATAACCTTATCTATAAAGGCTATGTCGCCGCCCTTGCGCATACTATTTTTTACGAAAGCGTTTGCCGCCTCGAACTTGTCTAAAATGTTTTGCTGTGCTTTTTTGCCTGCCGTTCCGCCAAAAAGATCCATCTGGGCGCTGCCTGCACTCTTAACCAGATTGTCTAGGTCACTAGTGACAAACCCAATAAGCTCTTTGACCTTTTTCTCAGAAGCATTGAGTGCGCCCTGAGACTCGGCTTTGCGCACCGTAGCCAGTAAACTAGTGCGAAAGCTTTTTAGTTCGTTGTACCCAAGTTTTCCTTCTCCGGCATCTCGCAAAACTTTTGCAGCGAGCTCCAGTGCAGGATCAACGTCGGGGCTTCCGGTGGCTGTTTTGCTGGCCGCAAAATATTTATCGACAAACGCCTTGGTAGAGGGCGCGGCAGACTTTACGTCTCCAACCAGTTCGCCGATTTCATTGTACATTGCAGTAACTTTCTCGTCGTAACGAGATCTTGCTGCCTGTGCTGCATCCATTGTTCTGTATGCTGCATCAGAGGTTGTTCTTGCGCCGCCGTACTGTTGTGCCAGTCTTGCGGCCTCTTGTTTAATTTGTAACAGCGTTAGATCGGCGTTTTCTTTCATAGTGGTAACCGATGTGGGCACCGAAGCAAGCATTCGCTCAAAAAGGTTAGCCAGAGGGCTTCCTGTAATCTGTCCTACGGTGGGATTTGTTATCCCAAGGCTCTGCATCTTCTGTAGCGTCTCTTTAGCCGCCTTAGACATTGTTCTTGTCACAAACCTTACTGGCGCACCAACGCCAAATTTTACGCCTTGAAACACCTTTGAGGCTACGGGACCGGCCGCCGCGTTAAAAGCTGCCGTAGTTGCAAAGTCAGAAAGCCTGTCCCCAGCCCCTCGATTATCTTCGGTCTCCCCAAAATAATCCAAGATGGCAATGTATGTTTCCCTTGCCGCCGCACTTCCGATGCCCTCTCCAGCGACAAATGCCGCAGTTGCCGCAGGGATCGTTCCAAGCACTGTGGGCGCTGTTGCTGTGGCCGCTGCACCGGCGGCTAGGGTTCCAGCAGTCAATCCTCCAACCATTTCTGCAATTTCTGGTCCTGCATCAGCAAAATCTGCAATCGTTGGAATTGGTATACCAAACAACCGAACATCCTCGTCAAACAGGCTCAGCCCCCCAGTTTCTGGGTTGGTAATGATAAAGTTGCCCCTACCAAAATTAGCCGCGCCACTCTCTGGGTCAAAGACCTCCACAGGTATGGCATCTGGATAGAATTTTTTAATTGTTGCCAGCTTGTCTTCCGTGCTTTGCGCAGCAGCAACTTGAGCCCTGACACCGGCGGGTGCGCCCGACTGAGTGTCAATAGAGTCGTTAAGCTCCTGCTGAGCCATGTTCATCAAAAAGTCGTCGTCATACGTCGGAACGTCTGGAAATGCAACTTCCTTATCAACCATACTTAAAAGCATGTCGTCATTTAAAGTGTCGAGTGCTGTTTGACTCATTCTATAAGTCCCCTTTCGCGCAGTTTATTTGCTAGTTCGGGGTTAGTTTGCGCTCTTTTCTTTAATATTTCCAGAGCCTCTATTTGCGGCGCCCCGCCGTCATCGCTTTCAGCCAAGTCTTTTTCGGCTCTATCAAAGGCTTTGCCAGCCATAGACTTCATACTTACTACCTGTAGTTTTCTGGCTCTTCGCTTTTGGGCTATTTCTTCAGGCTTGTCGCCAGCCTCCGGAATGTAAAGCTGAAACATTAATGCTGTTTCTTCTGCGGTTAGCGCGGCACCGGATTCCTTTCTTAAAACAGACATGGCAAAGTCTAAGGCGGCGTTATCAAATACCTGAGTCTTCCCAGACACCAAATAGTTTTCAGCAAATTCAGGAACAAAGGGCCCCTGCTCGATCAAGATCTTGTCTTTAAAGTTGATTGGGTTGAATCCAGAATCCATTACTGAATTCATATTAGCATTTGCTTCCATCATTCTTAGCGAGAAACCCGCCGCCTTGTTTTGCTCGCCAGTGAAGGGGTCCTTTTTCTTTTCGGTGCCCTCAATAACGCCAAAAGTCTGTGCTTTTGGTGCCGGAGCCTGTGCCGGAGCCTGTGTAGGTGACAAGTTAAATTCATCTAAACTAAGTATTCTTTCTGCCATTTTAGCTTACCTTGTAAAGTATTCTTGGCCATTTAGGCCCTGACGTTCAAAGATTGGCTGCCCATTATTATCGTACTTGCCGGTGAAGGTTGCGCCTGCTGGCGGGGTTGTATCTGCCGCAGGGCCGGCTGGGGCGTCAGAGAACACGCTGCTTAAATCAAGGCCGGGTATCGTAATGCTTTGAAGGCCCTCCTCAGTTTGAACCGTAGACTGCCGTGGCTTCGTTAAGATCGCCAAAGCAACTTTGTATTCTGGGGTTTCCTTCAACGCAGGATCTTTTTCTGCCTGAATCATTAGGTTCAAGGCCGCCGCCTCTACGCTTTTTCCTTTAAAGTAACCGCCGTTGTTCTTGAGCATTTCTATTTCATAATCAAAATTTGAATCCAGCATCTTTTCTTGCATCAATTTGCTGTCTGCTCTTTTCTTCTCAATGTCCGTATAGGCCATCTGCATTAGCTTGGTCTGCATTTCATCGGCGGTTACCCTGCGCTTTTGCGCCGCTTCGCTGAACAGGTTAAAGCCAGCCGCTAGGCCATATCCAACCGAAGAGGGGCGACCGCTTGCCGCCTGCTGAGTTAGGCCCTGAGACAAAGATGTAGCAAGGTCGTAAAAGTTAGCCCGACGTTGCTGTGGCATAAGCATAGATAGCTCGCTTGCACGCGTACTAATGTCGTCGTAAGTCGGTGCAGTGCGAGTCTTCTGTAGCTCTTCTAGCTTTTTAAAGTAATCTACTGTTGGATTAACCGTAGCCATGTTGTCTGCCTATGTTCTCGCTGGTTGAGGATAGTAGTATTGCGACGGCTGGTTGTTACCGCTCGTCTGACCAACAAAGTTGCCCACTGCACCCAAGGTGCCCAAGCCCGTTGCTAAACCAGCTTGCAACGCGCTTGGCGTTGGGGAGTAATTTGTGGTGATCTGGGAAGATCCACCAGCGCCAACGCCCAAGTTCATAAATGGCATCAAGGATTGGTACTGCGCCAAAGGAGCCTGCTGCGCTTGCAGCAATCCCGCACGTTGTGCGTCTAGCTGCTGCTGAGTCAGACCCTGCTGCATGTTACCCATATTCATCAGCGTGTTGGTATCTTGGTTGTTAGCATTTGAAACCTGACCGCCTAAGTTCTGCAAGAACCCGCCATAATTCTGCTGGGCTTGCAGTTGCTGTTGGCCGATTTGATTCTGCACGTTGCCAAGTTGACCGTAACCCTGAGAAACAGCCTGCGCGTTAGCCATGGTATTTTGGCCATACATATTTCTTGCGTTGCTTGACGCCTGACCCATGTTAGCCATTGTGTTGCCTAGCTGCTGCTGAGCAGCAAGATTCTGAGAGGCGCTGTTTCTCAATTGCGTATTCATATTTTGATTGGCGCCTAACATACCCTGCGCTTGAGCCATCTGCTGGTTAGTCATCGCCTGATTTGCACCAAAGTTTGTCTGCGAAACATCGCCGACTCTTCGAGCAAGAGATTGGCCTGCCGACCCAAGCTGAGACGCCTGATTACCAAGCATGTTAGCCAAGGATTGGTCTGCACCAAACTGCTGGGTTGCTTGATTGGCTCTCATATTTGCGGTTGCTTGATCTGCGGCCAAGGCGGCATTTGCTTGGCTGTTCATTAGGCTTGATAGCCCCTGATCTGCCCCATATCTTTGTGCCGCATTACCGCCTATCATACTAGCCAGCGCTTGATCAGCGCCAAACTCTTGAGACGCTTGATTACCCATCATTGAAGCCAGAGACTGCCCTGCGCCAAAGCGCTGACTTCCTGCGGCAGACAGTCTGTCTGCAATACTTCTTTCTGCTTGCAGTCGCTGTGCCGCATCCGACGACATCTGTCCAGACAAGCTTTGCTCTGCACCAAGGCGTTGACCGGCGCCAGATCCGAGAAGGCCAGACAGTCGCTCGGATGCGCCAAGTTTCTGGCCGCTCAGAGAAGCCAGCCCTGTGGCACCCTGCCTCTGGGCATCTTGCTGTCGCTGAAACTCGTTCATTGCAGCAGTCTGTGCATTTTGGAATCCAGCCGCACGAATACCGCCAACCTCTTTTGCTAGACCTCGACCAACAGCCTCTGCTCGTTCTGAAGCCCCCAGTTGAGCGCGGGAGCCAAACGCCGACTCTCCGCCTCTGGCAACATTGCTGGCAAACTCTTGCATGTCAGCCTGAGAAAGACCCTTAGTTGCGTCCTGAATAGTTTGGCTAACAACCGCGTCTTCATAAGGATTGTAAAAATTGTTTATAGATGACGGATCAAAAGATTGGCTGGTGGTGCCGCGCAACAATTCCTGCGACTCCCCAAGATCTCCAGTAAAGTTGCCTAAAGCACCTATACCGAATTGTTCAACGTCATCTATTCTATTGCCGAAGCGATCTACAGAACCCGCTAGGCTTCCGGTCGCTTGCGCTGACTCTCGCCCAAACCGATCAACGGCGCCACGCTCTGCGCCAATAGCGCCATAGAGCTCGTCGCCCAATCTTTGCTCGGCAGTGCTCAATGCACCCGTTGCCGCAGAAAGCCCGCTACCAAGACGACCGCCAGCAGAACCAAGGGCGCTTTCCGCTCTCGATAAACCGCTACCTAAAACATCTCCGGCTCCGCGCAAGGTGTTTGCTGCGCCCAACTGACCGCTGCGCAAACCACTTGCCGCAGCGCCCATAGCGCCCGTTGCCTCAGACAAACCCTGACCGAGAGATGCACCCGCACCCCTAAGAGTTCCCGAGGCATCAGTCAGACCGGACCGCAATTGGTTGAAGGACGCAGCCTCTGCGCCAAGCGAGCGATCTAAACCAAAGCCTAAATCTGAAACACCGCGCTGTAAGTTTCCTGTGGCTCCGCCAATCGTATTTCCAAACTGATCAACAGCGCCGCGAGATAAGGAATCTAGTCCGCCTAAATTTCGACCAAATTGAGAGGTAGACCCTTGAGCGATTGCTTCGTTTGCTCTATTTCCTCTTAGGGCATCTCCGAGTCCAAGTTGAGATTGGAAGTCAGATTGTCTTGCTCCGCGCCGTAGCTCCGATAAAGATCGGCCCTGAGATCCCAGCTGCTGGGATTGACCACGATCAAGTGCGCCAAGGCCAGCACGTATCTCGGCTTCCGACTGCTGAAGGAATGGAAGCTGAGAGCCGACATTGCTTCTCGCAAGATTCATGGCTGCTAATTGATCTTGATTAAAGCCAGCAACCTCCTGCGGTATTACAATCGGGCGACCCTGCTCATCAAAGAATGTGCGATTTGCAGCTTGCATTGCGCCGGGTATGAAACCACCTTGGCCGTCCAGTCCATAAAGCAACTGCTGGGTAATTGGGTCCATCGAAGTTTGCGTAGAATTTACACTGCTAACATAGGGGCTTTCGCTGGGGTCAGTTCCCATTAATGTACTCGCCTGCGGGGAAGCTAAAGCCTGCTCTGCGGGCATCCTCTCATCTCCCGCATTAGCGGAAATCTGCGACTGAAAGCCATCAAGAATTGCTTTGGCCTCTGCATCTTGCCCTTGAGAATCCTGAAATCTTTGTAACGCATTCTGATACTCGGGGCTCTGCATTATTTGATCAACAGTCATGCTGGTTCTCCTGCGAACTCTTTAAACAGTTCCATCATTTGATACATTAGGTCGGTGCCCTTATCTCTGGACTCCTCGCCGCCAGCCTCTAAGGTAATGATGCCGCCGTCCTTCTTCATTGTGAAGGCCCCAGCGCCACGAACTGCCTGCCCGTTCATTACAAACTCGCCGTCGCTAAGCATTGCTGGGATGTCATCCGATATCTCTGTGCCTTCGCCCTGAATGTCGCCAACCATTCTCTGGAACTCTTGCATACTGACGTTGCCGCCATCGGCATAAGCCATGACTGGGCCGCCATACGCCATTCCCGCTGGAGGTTGTCCTCCAGCAAGTTGAGGTAGGGTGTTGCTAGGCAACAATCCAAACTCAGTAGGATTCGGAGCCTGATTGCCCATTCTTCTAGCAATCTCTGCTTCAATGTTGTATCTGCCCGCCGCATTCATGGTAGTCAATGGCGTCTGCGCGACGCCGCGATCATTCTTCGCTTCGTCGTAAGCCATTTTACCAAGAAGGTAGGCGGGGATTCCGGCGGCGGCTAACTGGCCCATTCCACCCGTTCCGCCAGTAAGGCCCTGCATTGCTCCAGCAAATCCACCTTCAACATTTGGATTGGTCATACCTTTAATAATGTTCGGCGTTGGGTTGTTGCTCCCAAGGCCAAAGCTGTTGCCAAGATCTTTTAGCCACTGAGGCGTATCAAAAGCGTTGTCGATGGCGCCACCGCTAATAAATGGGTTGAGAGCTCGGTTCAGCGCAGATATTCCGCCTGATGCCGATACCCCGCCGCCGGGTGCGGTCTGTCCAAGTTGAGCCAAATATGCCTGATAAGCTTGCTCGGTCAAAACGCCCGCCTCATCCTGAGACATTCCCCCAGCAATAAGCTGCTGATAATATTGTGATGCGTAATCTTCTGGACTGGTGCCTCCTGCTGGGCCTCCTGCTGGGCCCGCACCCGCTCCGCCTATTCCGGCCATTTGCATACCGACTTTTTGGAATACACCTTGTGGAGAGCCATATAAGCTTGATGGATTTAATACACTAGATCCGGCCCCAGCAATGGCGCCCGTGGGCATTGCTTGACCAGAATATGTTGCGGTTCGTAGAAGGCTGGGTATTCCTCCTCCAGTCGCAGAACCAGTAAAAGTTCCAAGAGGATCTGACATCAAGCCGCCAATACCAGATGATATAGCTGACCCAGTGCCAGTTAATCCTTTACCAATGCCCGACAAAAAGCTACCGCCGCCTGCCTTGGATATGTTGGATATGTTGTCAGTAAAGCTACCGCCAGACGCAAGGGGACCAGCAAGAGTTAAAAGCTGTAACGGATTTCCGCCCTTCGCTACGTCGTAAACAGTAAATGCTTTGTTTGCCAAGGCGGCAATTGGCTGCCAAGGACCAGGTATAAACTGAGCCACTTGGGCCAGTGGCTTAATTACCTTCTTCACAACCTTCTTGACGCCCTTGGCCAGCTTCTTAAAGAAACCAAACTCTTCAAGGCCGGTGATTGGATTTAGAGATGCAATGCCAACACCGACAACTGCTTGCGCTGGATCTATGTCAAGCTCGGCAAATTTGTTCTGCACAATGCGCTCAAAGTCTTCGTCCTCAAAAGCCTCTGGGGGAAGTATAACTTCGCCGGGTCGCAAATGAGCCAAGGCGGTGTCATCACCGCGCCCCTGTTGCGCCAGAAGAATTGCTTGCTCAGCCATCGGGGCTTGAGAGCCAACCATCGCGGCTTCAGCCAAATGCTCAAGTTTAGCCTTCTCTGCTGGGTCATCAGTCATCCCCGCTTGCATCATTAGCTCCTCTATTGCTTGGGCTATTGCGGCATTGGGGTCTGTAACTGGTTCACTTGCCGCCTGCTGGGCTTCAGCAATCATGGCGAGCTTTTCTTGACTAGGAGCCTCGGCGACACCGCCGTCAGCCATTCTTCGGGGATAAACTTCGCCGCCCTGCATCATTGTCTGTGCTTCAATAATGCCCATCAGCGTGTTTTCTAATTCTGTATTCATTGGTCAAATGCTCACTGTCAAGGCGCCGACTGCCGAAGAAACACTATTGCCGGACACGTAAATTTGATGACTGTACAGATCTCGAAATGCATGGCCATCAAAAGCTTGATGAACCTCAAGAGTCGTGTTAAAGATTATAGCACCAGTAGCGAACTGTAGACTAGCCACTTCGTCTGCGTTGAAATGCGGAGAAATCGTGTAATCTACTGATCCCAAGTTAATTTCTAATATTCTCACTAGGCGATTAAAAGTTGCAGAATCTACGGAAACCCCAGAAGAAACTGGAAGTCGGGTCTGAAGCAGCCTGCTCATTAGCGCCTTCCGCTAGGTTGAATGTCAATCCTTGTAGAGCCTAGGCGCCATTTGTAACCCAATTGCTGTGTGGCGTCATCATCGCTCTCGAACCGTAAAACAATCTGGCGAGCTCTTGTCCTTACGTTACTGAACGTCGAGCTCTGGGTAACCTGAGTTGTCGAGTCCGTGGTTAAAGTCTGATTGTTGTAATTCCTGCGCTTTAACACCAAGTTCATTGCTGGCGTGGTCCCTACTCCAGTCTGAGTAAAAAATGCTAGATCGGGAATTATTTTCTTAACGAAAGCAAATTGATCGCCATCGCCAATGGCTATATCTGCCGACTCTATGAAGACGCCGCTCATTGCAGATTCGTTGTCGTTGTATCCGTTTTCCTGTAAAAAATTTACGCTGTCCCCCGCCTCAACCCCAGATGCAATGGGGTTATCTTCTACCCCAGAGTCTATCCAAGAATATCTGATCAGAGAGCCGATGGACCAAGTATTTTCTTCGTAGTTAAAAATGATGTAACGAGATATCTCTCCCGTTGCGTCCGTCAAAGAAGGATAGAAGAACCACATCTCACCAAATTGACTGTTAAGCCCCATGTGACATTTAAATGCTTGGCTTAGATCTATGTCTTCAAAAACGTATTCTTGAACAGAGCAGGGGAGTTTTGTAACTGTTCCAGAGTACAGGTAGAAGCCAGATTTGCTTGCAAAGAAAACGCCAGCCGCAGATGCCACTGCCGCTTTGGGGCCAATTAAACCTGCGCCCTCATTAATTAAATTGATGGCAAAAGTTAGTGGTGGGCCAATAAATGACATGCTGTACATAGCAGTGTCTGTCCAGATCAATACCTCTTGCTGTGACTTTAAGCCACCAATGATCAGTGATCCCGAGGAAAGCCTGACGCTGCCCGCACTATTCGTTGCCAGCGGCTCAAACTGTAATTCGTTTTCACTGGTAGAGAACGCCACAAGCATTGGGTCAAGAATGCCGGTCCTAGATCCACTTGATATTGGATCAGCGCCAAGCACTATCAAGTGCCTGTCGGTTTCTGAGGTGATAACTTGAAGCGCCGCTGTAGGAACCAAGTTGGCGCCAGTAGTAGTGGCTAGATCAACAGCGCGAACGCCGAAACCATTATTTTCAACCCATCGATAGACACTGCCGCCTCTGGGGTTAATTATTAAGTTTTCACCAAAGTTGTCGTGCGTCCAAATACGCAACTGATTTAAAAATCCTATGGCGGAAGACGAGCCAAACGCGCCAGAACCCCAAGTGTTCACTCCCCAGCCAGTGCCAGCTACAAAATTGTCTAGCCCAACACTAATCTGATAAATGCCTACGGTGCTTCCACCACCATTTCCGCTGTCGCCACCGGTTGCTTGCACAATGTTTCCACTGGTGTCTTTGGTAGTAATTGTGTACGTGTTCGGTCCAGTAACCAAAAGAATTTGATACTCTTGGTTTAAAACAGACGCATTG